TAACTAATTATATTAGTTTAATCGTTTCTCGATTGAGTTTAAAACCTCCATACCTTCGTCAGTCTTAAACCAAGAGGCTAAAGCCGAGTATGGGTGTTCATCAAACGGAACTGTCATTAATTTCCTGTTGTTAGATCCCCAGAAGAAAGTCCTGTTATCCCCGGATAGATTAATGATATTTAACTCAGTTGCTTTGATACCTATATTCCTCAAGTGGACATTGTCATCATCCATTAGATCTAAGAACAACCCTGGGTTTCTCTTAGCAAACATAAGTAAATCTCGTTTAAGCTCCTTAGAGCTCATCTCTGCTACCCTAGATCCAATCTCTGTACGCATAATAGCTTCAGCCATATCAATGTCTAAACCTACAGCAGCGTTCATAGCATCTAATTCCATTTCTAAATTATCAACCTGGTATGAAGCATTCCTAACCTCATCAAGTTCCATATATAACTTATCCTTGTATGGATGGTAGTTAGACATTATCTTTTGCAGTACTGTCTTACTCTTAGGAACCCTAAGTGTTCCATTCCTAAATACAATATGACCCAATCTAATTGGGCCATTAAATTCGTCAGAGAATGCTGTTTTCTGATTGATAGTATAAGTGATCTCTCTCTCGTACCCCATCTCTTCGTCGAACCACATTAAATTCCTGCCAGGAATTCTGTATGATAAAGGCGATAAACCATCTTTCAGTAAGTAAACTCTATCTTTAATTTCCCACTGATCTCCCTGTGGTTCGGTTTCATCCAATCCAATGAACGTTTCAACCTCCTGTACTATAGTATCCTCTACTTGTATAGGTTGAGGCTCAACTGCCTCGGTTTTCTTCACTTGCTTTTTAGCCATAATAAAATATAATAGATTAAAAAAAATAAACTACCCCATATTTCAGGGGTAGTTTAAGTACTATACTATGCTGAAGCTCCCTTCAACATTACGAAGTTGTTAGCTCCTTGAACAACTAAACATCTCTCTGATAAGAAATGCATTTCCATTGCATCCAAGTCTGAACTTACAGCTCCAACTGAACCAGTAGTCCAAGTCTTGAACTTTCTAGATTCTAGCGCAGAAGCTCTATATCTAACGTGTAAGAATGGACGCTTTAGGTTCTTACCTAATTGTTGGTCATACACTGTTGATACACCCGCTGGGATGATACAACCGTATACGTCACCTAAACTAGCGCCGGCAGTGTTACCACCTGCTACTACATCGTTGATAGCTCCTCTAGTAGACATGTCATTTAAGTATTTCCAGTCAGTCTTATAGAAGTCGTAAGAACCTCTACGGAATCCTGAGAAACCTAAGTTTAAAGCCATGTCCTGATCGTTATCGAATACACCATAAGCAGAACCAGCTCCACCGTTACCACCGTTTTGACCAGCTAGCATATCATCCAGTAATATAGCTTGAGCTCTATCAACGAACATCATGTTCTCTTCGATAGCTCCTTGCTTATCAAATTCCTTCAAGATATCGTCCATATCACCCATTGTAGCGATCTGAGTAGCTACATTACCTCTATCTTCGATAGCAGCAAATAAACCTTCAGTACCTTTAACGTTACCAGAAACCATAGTTGCAGCCCCTTTCTTAACAGACTCAATCATAGACATCTCACAGTAATCAGTGAACCTAGCTTTAGTATCACCAGCAGCTTTTAAATACCACAGGTAACCACTTTGACCTTCTTCACCAGTTACTTCAACCCAGCCAACTTGTGATGCATCTGAACCAGATACTTCATACTTATCTTTTAAGATAATAGGTTGGTTAGCAAAAGATTTGAAAGCTGGAGTATTTACAGATTGTCTACCAGTAGAACCTTTAGCATACTCAGAACCAAATACGAATGCTCTACAATCACCAGCACCATGGGATAAACCATTAAAGTTTGCAGCGTTATAAGCTACAGCCGTAAAAGCTCCAGCAGCTAAAGTACCACCAGATGCTTGCTCGTTGTAAGTAGCCGTAACGTAAGCCTTCAATGTTAAGTCAGCGTCAGATAATACAATCATGTCACCCACTCTAATACCAGAATCAGTACCACCATTACCGTCGATATCAGACACCGTAGTGAATAACCCGTCAGTACCTGCAGCAGCTGTTACAATATAAGATAAGTGTAGTCGACCTTGCTCAGACCAAACGACCTGATCAGAAGCCATAGCCTCTTCAGCTCCTACTTTCTCTAAAAATCCAGAAACCGTCCTGTTACCGAATACCTCAGCTTCCTTCTCCATAAGGTCTGGTAAGTATTGTTGAGCCCAGTTCTTATCTGCTGAGTCTGTGTTTTGCGTAGTAAAATCTAAATAGTTACCAGCTAAAGCTTGTTTGCTTGGAGACGGTGTAGCGTTTAAGCCTGCACCACCTGTTACACTAAATGCCATAATGTTTTAATTTAAAGTTAAATTATTTCCTTTTCTTGATTTTGAACTTGAAGTCACTAGATGTTTCACCTAACACTTTAAACTTAGTACCACCAACTTGCTGGTCGCTATGTGTACCCCTAGAATTAACATCAATGTTCTTACTCTTAGCTACAGTTTCTTTAATCGCATCTGCTTTACCTTGCTCGTAAAAGTGCTGGGCAATAGCATCTGGATTGTTGGCTGTAAATAGAGACTTGTGGTAACCTTTAGCATCACTCATCTTGTTATCTTTATCCAAAAACTTTTGGACAAAGTTACCGATATCGCCTTGGCTAACCTTAACATCTTCAACGTTCTTAACATTAAACCTGAATTTCTTGTCTCCAACATCGTATTCAAAACCTTTGAATTGCTCGTTGAAAACACTTTCAGTCTTCTGCTTAAAGAACTCCTTCTGGGATTTAGTGTGTTGACTAGTCTCCTCAGACTTCTCATTGTATCTATTAAAGAAGCTAACTGCTTTCTGCTGCTCATCAGTGAGCTTGCTACCAGCTTTAATCTCTTCATAGTATTTAGACTTTTGCCCGTCTATATAGGCTCTCGCTTCGGCAACTTGCTCTTTAAGCGCAATCTTCTTTCCTTTAATAGTTCTCTCCTCGTCTATATCCTCATCAAAACCATATCTATCCTCTAATAGGAAGTTGCGTTCGTCTGCGGATAAGTGGGGTTTAGTAGCTCTGTAATATTGATCCAATACTTCTGAGTTGTCAAGTTTAGACGTATCAGCATTTAGCTTAACGTAGTCATTCAAATCACCACCAGTGTCTTCCATGAAGTCAACTAACTTCTGTATGTTGTCCGGTAGTTTCACAGTGGGCTCAACCTCTAGTTTAACCGGAGTGTCAACCTCATTTATCTCTTCGATAACCTCTTCTAACACCGAATCCTCTGATACTACCTCAGGACTAACCTCCTCTACTACTCCTTCTACAACCTCTGTTATAGTCTCAGGTGGTTTATTTAAGTCAACTTTAATGACATTATCATCGCTGACTTCTACTGGGTTTGCCTTAACCTCCACCTTAGTTACGTTATCGTCAACTACTGTGGGTTTTACTTCTTCTACCATAATATAATACTATAAAATTAAAAACTATCTCGGAGAGAACTTATCTAATCCCAGTCCACCTCCAACTATATCATTACCTGATGACTCAAACTTTTTAAGTGATTCACCCTTTTTTATTGCTTGCTGGTTCTCAGCTTGTCTGTCGATCCGCTCATCTTTACGATCCTCTCTACCAGACTCTCTACTGTTCAATGTTTCATTCTCCTTCTCACTAAGCTTCATACTTAACTCAAACTCGTGGTTCATTAAATCTTTCTTAACTAAAGCTTCTTGTTGTAAGTAAGCTATCTTCAACTGATTCTTAGTTTCCTCTAGTTTGCTTTCAATCTCAGCTTTAGCTTGTTCTTTTTGTGTTTCAGCTTGAGCTGCGGCTTGCTGAGCTTGTATATTGGCATCAGACTGAGCCTTTATATTCTCCTGCTGCATAGCCTGATCCCTCTCGGCTTTTCTCTTCCTCTTTATCTTAAGCAACTGATTAGCTAACTTAACGTTCCTGACATCCCTAAGGTCTATGGCATCATCAAGATCAATCATCTTCTGACCTAGAGCCATTTGAATGTTCTGCTCTAGTATCTGCTTCTCCTCGTCATCAGGTAATAATTCAATGAATATACCAAAATCATACAAGTGCAAGTCTTTTATCTCTTCAAGCGTAGCTACGTTATGCGCCCCTATAGATTGAATGAAAGCTTCTCTCGTCGGGGAGTATTCTACTATGTCTGATATCCTAAGTGATAAAGCCTCAGCCGTTTCGCTGGTCAATAACAACATAGATTGTAATATATGTCTAGTAGCTACGTTAGAATTAGCAGCTGCTAACTTCTGTATACCTACTAGTGAATTTTTATCTGGAGTGGAAGCATCTCTGGCTTCGTTCAAACCAGTTACATCTCTTATCATCTGAAGGTAGTAGTTGTATGTAGTTATAAGACTTTGAATCTTATTACCACCACCACCATTTTGGATTTGTTGGATTGGTATTTTACCTGGGTTAGGATCTCCTTCTGAAGTGAATGATCTACCTATAACTGACCCAGTTTGGAAGAACATGTTTAGTGCTTCTTGAGGTGTGTAGTTGGTTCCATTACCTAAATCTATTTCAGCCAAGCCATCAGCATCTAAGTAGACACCATCTGGTACCATCCTAGACATTACTTGCTGCAGCTTTAAGTGTGTAAGCTGAATCATATCAGCGAAGCCAGTAATTCTACTAACCATAGACTCTATCTTACCGTTGTACATTCTAGGTGCAACGATACTATAATTCATTTTAACCTTAGTGAAGTTAGACTTAGTACGCATCATGTTCTTAGCCATGCTCCACTTGAGTAACTTATCAGTACCTAGTATTAACACTCCTTCGTATAGACACTCTGTAACTCTTTCTAATTTACTAAAATTCCCCTCTAAGTCCGTAGGTGGATTAAATTGGTCATTTTTCTGTATAGCTTTCTCCGAACCAGTGCCCGTCTCCTTTAACTTATAAACATCATTAGCATGTGTCTTGTAGTTGAAGTACAATACAGACACTTTATTCTTATCTCCAGTAGCCTTTCTTGATGAAGCACTACCTGGGCTCTCTACTATACTGTGTATCTCCTCTTCACTTAAGTTGGGGAACTCTTTAACTAATTCGTTTATAGGTATATCCTTTACTTCCCCTATGTAGTATATGTCATCAAAATAAGGTGAATCCGTGTGGGAGTAAACTAAGTTAGCTGGATCCACATATTGAGCCTTAGCCCCTTCGCTCCAATCAAATGTAGTCTTAGTAGCTCCTATACCTATGGTGACTAAATCATATATTGCTCTACGTCTAGTTAAGTCGAACTTACAACCCTCCATTAGAACGTTGATTGCCTGCTCGTTAGCTAACTCAATTGCTTGCTTATAATCTAGTTGCATATGTAAAGCTAACTCCTCCTCCGTTTCAGGTAGATCCTCTTTTTTATTCTCATAGAGGTTCATATTCAAACTTTGCTGTGCGGCATCGTTGAACTCCTTGGACTTCATATCACGTATCATGGACTCCATATACTTAGTTCTCTTAGCGACTCCGTATGAGTCTTGAGAGTAAGCTTTAACGTCGTAAGCTCTCTGAGCCATCCCATTAACTACTATATCCACGAACTTAGACACTATAGGTACTGGCTTCCAGTCTAAGTTTAAATAAGACAAGTCACCATTGATAGATAACTCATCCTTATACTTCTGTATAGGTTGTTCCCCTCTAGCATATAACCTCAACTTATGGAAGTTATTAGTCATGCTATTGTACTTGCTAGTCGACCCAGAGAACCACTCGTGCTCTATAGCTCTAGCTACCCTGAGCCCATACTCTTGGCTCATCTTCTCTAAGTCACTTACCGCTTGTGATGGAAAGTTTATAACAGACTCTGTCATATTTATGTTTTAATTATTCTTGAATTCGATCCGGTATTACTGTATCTAGAAACAGTTAGGTTTAATGCCTGCTTTTTAGTATCGGGGTTCGGTTTATACAGATGTCTGTTACAAGCCATTATAGCTAAACCCGAGCTAATTGCCGCATCATATTTTGTTCTTTTATTTATATCAAACCTACTCCAATCGCTTAGTGTATCAGCAAAGTAAACGTTACCATAAGTGCCATCCTCTAAGTGACCTACGTGGTCGTTGATATACATCTCAATAGCAGCAGCGTGTGCCTGCTTAATATCCTCACTAGAGTTGGGCATTCCACCTACCTCCTTTTCAGTTACGGAAAGCTTGTTCCATATCTTATCTGGTCTGTTCATGCTAAAACCTCTATAACCTCTCCTACGTAAATAGTACAATAGACGGGGTTTATTATTCTCAGCGAGTATTGGCATCCCGTAGAATACAAGCGCCATTAGAACGTCCTCAAAGAAGATCTCAGCAGTCTGAGGTCTAGCGATATATTCTAAGAAGAACGTATTCGCTGGTGCATCTTCCATACTGAACTTAGTTAACCCGTGCAAAGCTCCTTTAGAACCCTTTTCGTCAACGGTACCACTAATGTCGTAGCTATCACAACCGAAGGCACCCATGTGCTCATTGCCTGGCCACTTAACGCCGTTCTTTATTATAACGTTGTTCTGCATCTTCTGCCCAGGAACCCAGCTAACTTTGAACCTACCCTTTGGATCAGGGTTAAAAGTTACCTTAGTATCTTTAACTCCATTCTCCCATTGGAAGTTCCCAGCTGTTAACACTGAGGAGCTCTTGTTACCTTCGTTGTAATCTATCTGCTCATAAATCTTAACTAGATTAAATAAGCTATTCTTTGTTTCATCTCTAAACGCGTGCTCTTCTGTCCTAGGGAATTGTCTGTAAAATTCGTTTAGACCATCTTGATCCTCTCTAAGTCCTTCAACTTCATTCTCCCAGTAATCTACAACACCAGTGTCTATTAATTCACCAGTTGGTCCGTGGACATCATTGCTTGGATTGTCAAAGACTGGAACTCCGAACTCATCAATAAATCCTTCATAGTTCCACTCCATTGGCACAAACAGAGAATATAAACCCGATTTTGTCTGTCCATTCTTGTTTCTTTTATTTACCTGTGAATCCTCGTATAGCTTCTTAAAGTTCTGACCACCCTTGTCTAGTGCGTTACTAGTTGAGCCCATCATACACTTACCAATTACTCTACCACCCAACCTAAGACAAGTCTTTGTAACTCGCCAATTGTTTAAGATATTGTCAGGTCTCTCCCACTTACCACTTTCATCGTGGACTAATAAGGATAGTTTCTCACCATCATAGCTGTTATCTCCTGTGTTTTTCCAGTCAATAGTAGTGTCAAGACCTTCCATGTCGTCAGCCTCTTCAGTTTCCTTCATCTTCCTTCTAGTAAATTTCTTAGCCGGAATACGGTAAGCTAATTCACTTTTAGGTCTATCCATACCATCTTGAATGGGCTTAAAGAAGAACGGGTAATTAATACTTATAGGTACTATTTTATCCGTAAAC